CTGATGCTCTATTTGCTTTTGTATAAGCTTTTTATCTGCATCAGATAATTCATCTAGCTCATCCCAAGTTGTATGACAATAAGGTGTATTACCATCCATTTGTGACATTAAAGAGTCAAGAGTAGGTGATGTACCATCTTCTTTAGCTTGCTGCAGTAAATCATAATACTTTTTAGTACCTGCTTTCTCTGGTAAATCCAGTTCAGGAAAGCTTTGTAATGTTAAACCTCCTTCAGGTAAGTAACTATGACCTATATATTGATTAATCTCTATATCTGCTGCAATATTAAATAACTTTTTATCTTGATACATATCTCTCATAACAAGATGTCCAAATGAAATATGAAGTAACTCATGTTTCACTAAGCCTATCCTATGTTCATTAGATAACTCTAAGAAAAAGTCTGGGTTTATTGCAAGTTGTACACCTATACCATGTTTACTAACACCAGCTGTAGGTATACTTTTTATATATACTTTATTTAATCCAACTAAAAAGAGCCCGTAAAAGGGCTCCTCTAGTATTAATGTTTTAGTTGCTTTAGATAACTGTTCTGCTACCATTTTAAATCTAATTTAAGTTTATTCAAAAAATTAAAATCTCCATTAAAGAAACCTTTTTGAATATCATCTTCTACTAAATAAGTAAACATAGACTTCTCAACATCTGTTCCGGTACTTTTAATTGTTTCAAACATTTCTCCAGTACTCATCTCACGTTCTTCTAATGTGAGTTCAAATCTTTCTCTAAATCTATGTCTTCTATTAAATGAAAGATCTTTACAGAATAATACTTTAATATTCTGTGACAGTTTTAAGTTATCTATATTTTCCAATGCTAATTCAAAGTCTTCTTCAGTTGCATGTAACTGCTTTCTTGTTATTTTAAATTCTTCTAAGTTCATTTTTAATCATTAATTTTCATTGTTTTCATCATCCAATCAGGTCTATTACCTGATCCAATATTAAACAACCACTCTTTAGCAGACGGTATATAATTATTACAATCTTCTTTTACGTGCTGTTCACCTACATATCTGGTATATACTATTTTACCATCAGAGTTAGTAAAGCTTTTACCAAATATCTTTTCACATTCAAAAATTCCTTCAGAATGATGACGAAAGGCTCTATGGTTAGAATGACCTAACCATGATTTAGTCTCATCAAACCAGTCATGTATATGCTGGTAGTCTTCAACTTTGCCTCCCCATTTTCTTACAGAACTTTTACTATGTATTAATGGATGTGCCATTAATCATATGTGCCTGGATACTGTCCCATATATAATCTTGCTGGGATTACCTTAGTATAATTACAGGAATCACAACAACAACCATCCTCTGCTAATGGTCTGGGACTATGTCCAAATCCTTCAAAAGGTTTCTCACAAATACAACAAACATTCTTAACCACACGACTCATTTCTAAAAATATTTTCACCGCTGAAGCTATGTTCTTGTACGGTACGTTCATAATAATCTAACTCCCATGTAAAATCACTCAAGTTAATATGTAATGAACCTGAGCCACCTTCATTATTTACCCAGTCATAAAGAAGATTATTAGAAAGCCATGTATAAGCCATGTCTTTCACTCTTTCTTCTTCATCTGATTCTATAAGTTTGTTATTTATATCTAATTGCCATGAGTCAAGCCCATCATTAGTTTTATAATTTACTTCATCTACATCTCCTGAGTCTCCTGACCCTGAGAATCCTATATTAAGTTGTGATATTCCTTTTCCTTTTAGTTTTGTTAGGAGGATTTGATCTTTTAGATCTAGATTTGTGTTCATCTTTATTTACAGTGTTATCAATTATTTCAATAAATACTCCTGGATTGGTTTTATCATAACTATACTGTATAAATACTGGTAGTATAAATTCAGCGTTGTCATCTTCAATCCAACCATGTTTAACCATATCATCCTGTACAGTTTGTGCAGGGTTTATATAGTCAAACTTGTGTTTAGTACCTCTAACAAATGTAAATGCTATTGAGACGGGTAGTTTATGATTCTTAAGCTCTTCTCTAAACAGAGGAGCAAATTTCTCATAGTAGGATTTTGTTGCTTTCCTATAGTTCATAACAGATTTACTTGCTATGAAATACTTACCGGTCCATCTTCTACCATTTTTACTTGAGGGTACATTGCCTGGTATAAACCATTTCATATATTATAGTTTTAATGTTTCAGACAAAAGAGGTTTAAGCTTTTCATGTACTACTTTAGTTCCATGTTCTTTTACTGCATCTGATATATCTTTACATAGCGGCAACGCAGTGCCTTTTATATCATACAGTTCTAGATATCTATCTATAGCTTTATAACCTGCTTCATCATTATCAAATAGAGTTATTACTTTCTTGTATTTCTTTTTTAAATTTTCAATCAAGTAAGGTTTGATTACAGTATTCTCACTATCAGGTGCTATTGTTTCTATATTGTATCCTATACTTTTAAGACACATAGCATCTTTTAATGATGAACATATAATCAAATAAGGCTTATCATAATTAAGTTGATCAAAGCCTTGTAGATAGCTTTTAACTTTGTGGAACTTATGTTTTTTAGATTTGGGTTGATATATCTTATAGACATTACCATCCTTATCAAAGTAACCATACATATAAGGAGCCTCTATTTGTAGAGTCTTAATCTCTTCATTCTCCTCCTTAAACATATTGTAGTATTCTATAGGCCTGACATTATAAGTGTCAAGTAAACTACTACCAATATTATATGGTAACCAAACTGTAGAGTCTTGTGCATTCCATTCTCTAGTTTGCACATGATCTATTTCCCATTTTGCTGCTACCTTAAATTTAACATTATTATACTCTTCTGATTTTGCATATATATTGTAGTCTTCTACTATTCTTGTTACTGCTTGTGAGTAATCTATATTAAATAGTTCTTTTACAATATCAATGTGACTACCATACTTACCGGTTGAGAAGCACTTAAACTTGTACTGCATAATGGATTTATCTACATAAATACACATAGATGCAGTTCTCTCAGCTGGATTAAATATAGATTTCATCTTGATATCTTGTCCTGTAAGTTCTACAGGTAAGTCTAGATAATATTGAAATACCCAATAGCTTGGAACATCAGAGTCTCTTGATACTAAATTTTTGGTATTAAACATTTGTTCTATTAAATAAATACCGGGAGGGGCCTTGGTCACGCTATTGTAGTTTGACTCCCATTAAGCTGCTGTTGCCACGTCTGGACTAACACCAGTGAGCGCCCGGATTTATTATTAACTATTATAAATCAAAGTCATCACCTACAGTAGATGCAGCTGGCTCAAATGATTTATTTCCTTCATTATTATTATTGTTCTCTTTCTTCTGTAATTTTCTAACATGTTCTGAGTTATTAAATGTAAGAAGTCTAGAGTTCTCTTTATCAAGTGCTTCTAATGGAACACCATCTTTAGAGATACGTGGTAAATATAAGTCAAGGTTTACATAACCATCCTTGTTCTCCCATTCTCTACCACCAATGCAGGCATTGAAGTACTCACTATTTGAGAATAAGTTGTTACACTCATTCATGAACTCTTCAATAGTATTTGCTTCTATCTTATCAAGCTCTTCTCTTTTATTAAGAACTTCAGATAGGAAGATCATACCTTTTAGTATTTCATTATCTCTACTGATTTCTACACCACTTGGTAATGTAGTATCTTTGTATGGATAAGGACTAAATCTAATTCTGCCTACTTGGCCAGCATAACGCTCACCATTTGGATTATTTACATCCTTCAAGAAACCTTGGAAGTCTCCTTCTTCTGGTTTACCCTCTACATGTAAAGTGATATTATAGGCATCAACATCATATGGTGTTTGATCAAATGTAATGCTATTGATTTTAATAACATTATTACCTGCTCCCATTACTGGTTTTGTTCTGCCACTACCGGCAGACATGTCTTTAGTATTAAACATAACTTTTGAATTTACTTTTTAAAATTTAACTTAATTAATTATCATACTTGTCTATGCAATCCAATACATAAGCAAGATCATTTGGAATGAATGGTTCTTCAAACATTCCCATTGGGGATTTACATGTATTCTCTCCATTGTTTTGGGTTTCAAAACCATATTCAAGAACACCATCATCATCTTTACGTACTTTACCAAATAACACTATAGAGAAAAGACCCTCTAGTGTCAAAGCATTATCAATCATCTTACCTACAGTCTTAGCTTTCACTCTCTTGTGTCCATTAATGTCTGTAGATTCTTCTGAATGAGTCAAGAAAAATATAGTGAGATCAGATCTCATATCCTTTGGTAGCTTAGCTACGTGTGCAAGATTAGCTGCTATAGATGTAAATTTATCATAGCCTTTCTCTTGTGCTCTATCAAAGTACTCAAAGGAACTCATATATTGCCAGTCATCTACAACTAATGTTGTAATGTGTGGCATATTATCATTAACATGCTTCATAGCTTTTGCAACTCCAGCTGCGGAAGATACTGATACAAGATTACCTTTTGGGTTCTCTTTATTCATTGGTGTATACTTGCTCTTCCAGCCCTTAAATGGTAAAGGTTTGTTAGCAATATTAATAATTACAGTGTTTTGAGGATCTAATGTCCTCATACTTGTTGATTTGCCTGACCCTGAGTCAGCAATAATTAATACAGATTGTGCCATTAATTCATCTTGTTTAAAATGTGATACATAGTTTTATTTATATTATTTAGTGTTTCATTAATCTGTAATAGTGCATCTACTACTGTTGGATCTTTCTTATCATCTGGATTAGGAAGATTTGCAAAGTCTAATATTTCTTTAGACTCTCTCTTTTCCGTAATATCTCTTATTACAATCAATTCACTTACAGGTATCAAGTGTCTTTGATATCCTGATTTACTCTCAGTCAGCTCATATTCATCACGCCAATGTGGGTTGTACTTGTGTAGATACAAAGTTCTTTTAGGATCTTCTGATTCATAGTCAATACTAACAAACTCTGTATATATATCTTCACTTTTTTCCAACTCACTTGGGAAGAAACTAACATGTAGTTCATCCTTGCCGCTTGGTCTATAAGCCATCTTAGGTATATATAATGCATTAGTTAAATCATTATTACTGAACCACTCCTGGTGAGTCTCACGCAACTTTTTAACTTTTGCTTTTCTTTCTTCTGGTGACATATAACTTTTATTTTTTGTTGTGATCATCTTCTTTGTTGTGTCTCAGGTGTATTCATCTCTGCTATCTCCATCTGCTCAAATTGAGCTCTGAAGAAACTCATTCTTGCATCACCATTCCTTGCTTTCAAGAAATGTAATACAAGAGTCCTATCATCCTCTATGATATATCTATCAGGTCCATAGTACCTGATCTTCTGCTTTGCTGGCCTGTTGATACCTATCAAAGTATCAGCATGCTGTAACATAGCATCTGAACCAAATATATCTGACTCAAGGATATAGTTACCATACTTACCATCAACAGCCCTATCAGGGTTATCAATATTCCTATTGAGCTGAGACAGTGCAATAAATAAACAAGGATACTCCCTCTTTACTTGTGTAAAGAACTCACCTAATTCAAATAGCATATCTAAGCTGCTATTCTGATATGGTGCTCTCTTAACAAGCATAGTGTGATCCAAGGTTATTATTGTTCTTTTACCTTTATGCATTGTCATATACATATCAATTTGCTCACGCATTTGATTTACCGTCATAGGACGGCTGACAATATCTACAGGATACTTAACACGTTCCTTAGCATATTGGTGGCATTTATTTAGTACATCAGTAGTAATCTTACTACCTGCACTACATAATTCTTTATAAGTTTTACCAGTTATAGAACTAAATTCTCTAATAGCTGAGGTTCTACCAACCATCTCAAATTGAAATTCTAAAACTCTAAACTCATCCTGTGGATTAAGTATAAATGATTCTCTCACTATCTGATCTTTAATAAGTGTTTTACCTGAACCAGGTCTACCACCTATTACAGTTAGTGTATTCCATTCTAATCCATCTGTGGTAGCATCATTAAACTTAGGCCACGGTGTATATATTGACTTTTCTTCTCCAGTCTGTCTACGGTACATGTATTTGAGCGCTTCATTGAAGGCTGCATACTGACCTACCCAAGCTTCTGTTGCTTTTTTTGCCATACTATACTACTTTTTCTTTAAAGTGTTTATCTTCAGTATCTATTCCTTCTTTTATAAGATCACAATAATCTGCCAGTGGAGATGATTTGACCTTATTCTTATCTTGCTTGCAAACAAAATATTGACTTGTTACCATATACTTATAGTCTTTATCTCTATATTCATTTACATACATCTTAGTTGCTCTAATAATATCTTCCCATGTATGACCATAAGAAGTGAAGAACCATCTGAATGCTGTAGATAATGCTTTGATATTTTGTCTTGCTGGTTTACCACTTGGTAATCTTTTAGCAGGAAAGATTTCTCTATACTGCTCTATATGCTTGACAAAGTCTTTACCCATTATTTCTGCATCAGTTTTCTTCTTTGCTTTTATAAAGTAACTATCAAGGACTGCTAATACTTTAGTAGATTCAGGTGTAAGTTTATATACACCATCTTCTATAGTTAGAAATCCTTTACGTACCAGTAATTCTTTTGTCTTACTAGTATTATATTGACTCAGTGATATTTTCTCCTTTATGGAAAATAGCAAGAGACATTGATTGGGGGTCAACCCCTTTTTGATTATCAGATTCAGTAAGTCCCACATCTGTTAAGTATTTAGTTAAGTTATCATATGCGTCTAAAAATAGTTCATCCTTCACTGCAATCATATTATCTCCTACTTTCTCTGCATGTAGTACAGTTGCATGATGCATACCCATAGCTTTTGCTATAGCACTACTCTTGTAACATCTTTCTCTTCTCAAGATATACATAAGTGCTTGCTTAATTGCAACTACCTCACGTTTTCTTGTTGTACCTTTAAAGGTGTCTCCAATGTTACATTCAGGAAAAGCTAGTCTTGTATATTCAAGAGCATTTTTCACGGTTTCATCCAGTTCTCTATTCCTGTCTACAGATTTGTAAACATAAAGATTTGCATAACGCTTATATTTTCTTTTCAGATAAGTACGGATGATTTCTACGTCTTGTTCTAACGACATATTATTTGGTTTTTGAAATGTAAAGATACGATTTTAAACCCAGTTTATCAAAGGTTTATCAACCGATTTTAAGTGTTCATTGATACGGTTCCAACAGTCATTGTGTTCCCATTTACCACCACGATACGCAGCAGAGGCTGGATGAGGTAAATGTATATTATATTGACCAGGAAAGTACTTTTCATACTGTTGAGCTTTACGACCCATATATACAATAGCAAGCTTATCACTTAGCTTATTAATCTCTGTAAGAAGATAGGCAGTGAATGGTTTCCATATTTCATAGTGAGCGCCCACTGCTTGAACTTGGGTGGTAAAGGCAGTGTTTAGAAGTATAACTCCCTGCTTAGACCATCTTGACAAATCCGGATCAGCGCTATGTATGTTCTGATACAGTGTTGAAAAGATGTAGCGTAGAGAAGCCTCAGCTTTCCCTTTCTTGCTACAGCTAAACGCAATCCCGTCAGCAACTCCAGCTTGTGGGTATGGATCTTGTCCAATAATTACTACCTTTACGTCCCCAGGCTCACAATGCATAAACGCATTGAATATATCTCCGTATTTGGGTGTGAACCTTTTACCTTCATTTATTTGATTTACTAAGTAATTAAATACATTAGTATGATCAGGACCATTTATCCATGGCCCAAGTATAGATAACCATTTACTATCTTCAAACTTCTCTATTAGTTTGACTCTTTTTTCATTGATATCTATTGAATTCTCGTTATTTTTATCTAAATTTGTTTGAAACATTTCTATTTGCATAAAATTATTTATTATGAGTGAAAAAATTAATGTAGCTCCTAAGTGGGATACAACAAAGAATATTGAAAATTTAACAATAAATCCAGGTTATATCTATGCATTCCAAGATGTACTGTTATACTATATTAATAGTGTAATTCCAAATCCTGAAGACGTAGGCCCAATTATTAGGAAATGTGGTGATGTTATATCTGGTAAAATTCCTCTTGAAGATGCTAAATTTGAATGGTATGAACAACATATTTATGCTATATACTCTTTATTAGAGTTACTTAGATATGAGGCAACTGAACAAGGTTTAGCTATCAAAGATGATAGAACTATTGATAAACAAGATATATCTGATTTAACAAAAGCTCTATTAGATGGTAATATGAAATTAGTTGAAGAGCTAGAGAAAAAGATTACTGATGACGTAAATAGTCAATCAGCGTAACTGCATTCCATTAAAGTCTCCTATCTCTACCAGAGCTTGTATTACTAAATTAAGTTCATCCTTATCACATTGTGCAAAGGATTTACAATACTCTACATTATTTCTTGTAAAGCATAGGCCAGCTTGGCGTTTAGCTTGTAACTTAATCTCTTCAAAAGTATATCCAAGGTGCTGTGCTATCTCTCTTATCATTGCATGAGCTCTTGCAAGTTGTGCATTGCTACCTTTATCTGTACTATAGCCCATATGTAGATCTATTGCAGTTCCATCTGGGACGTCTTTAAGAAAGTTGGTAAACCTACTCTCTTGTGCTTTATTTGGAAAGTCAAGCTGACCGTTTTTAACAGCCAGCGTGACAAATATATTATTCTTCATGTTGATTATATAGTTTCTCTTCTATATCAGCTTGATCATCTAGACATAAATAAGGCCAGATGTTTACACTTACTAAAAGACCATTCTTATCTTTTACTTCAGCATATGCTGCATATATATTGACAGAAGGTGCTGAGCCAGGATGACCTGGATCACCATTAGGATACGTATGTATCATAGGTTCTCCTGGGTCATACTCATACTCAACTTCTACCCACTGACCATTATCAAGTTCATAATCATGTGTGTATTTACTCATAATATTAATTAACCATTAGTACTACGCCCATAATCAGTATCATTACTATAAATATTATACCAATAATATTAACTATTTGCATTTCCATTTCTCTTTTTCTTTTACGTTCTGCAATTGTTACATATCTCTTTGGGACTTTTCTTTTAAATATATTTAGGTTCATTATTTAAATCTTAAAGTGTTACCTTCTACTAATATAAACTCCTGTCCACATACCTCACACACTGCTTCTGTTTCATTACGGTGTATGCTGTGATTGTGACAGTTTGGACATTGCATAGAGTCTTCATGTATAAACTCTTCACATGTCACCCGTGCTAATTCTTGTATAAATGCATCATGGTCTCCGTTGTATTCATCTTCAACCATTTGCATATACATTTCTTTCATTCTACCCATGCTTTCCAGGATTATAACGTTTAATTTTACTTGGATCAAAATCTTTTAGTGCATTCTTAATCCAATATTCATCTTGAGTACCTTTGTAACACAGTATATGACAAGTTGCTGTCTCAGTTGGATTAAGTCTTAATAATCTACCAATTCTTTGTGCTGTTTTCTTCTCATTACCATAAGCATGCATAATAATACCGGCTTTAAGGCCAGGAATTGTAACACCTTCTGATAATTGTAACACGCAGGATAACTTATCTATACGTCCATCACTAAATAGCTCAAGGTTATAGTCACTATTAGAGTTCTTAGAATGATAGCTGTGTGAACACACTCTATCTGCCTGATCCATAGTGTTTGCAAAGATGATACACTTACTTTTGATTTGTGGTATAAGTGTTCTTACATATTTTTCTTTGGTCTCATAGTCCATCAAAGCTCTCATACGCATAATAGAAGCCCATTGCTTCTGCTTTGGTGTTTGTGCTTTGTCTACTACGGTCATGATCCAATTGTAATCAGCTAATTCTGATTGATACCATATGCCTCCAT